TCATCTGTTCTAAGAATTCTACAAGTTCTTTCTTAGTTACATCAGCAGCAACCCATACTTCCTCTTCATTATAGATCTTATCAACGCAAGAAGCAATCAGTTCAAATGATTGATCCATTGTGCTTTCCGATATATCGAAATTGCTTTTAATGAATTGGTCCAGTGACGGATACTTCATTTCCATCATCAAATTATCATCAAGTTTAATTTTATTAGTATGATCTTTCTTTTTTTGAACTTTAATATCGTCAATATTAATCTTAACAGGAACAGAAGTTTCACCATCATCTGGCGCAATTAAATTAACTTCAATCTCTTCACCCACTGACTTACCACGAATATTAAGAAACAAATATTCAATATCAAAAGTTGGAAGTGACTCTATTTTGACACCTCTAGTTTGAATACAATTTTTAAGTACTGCTTTAATTGCATTTGAGATTTCTTTTGTATCTTCTGTCTCAAGTGCAAGAACTAAAAGTTTTTCCTCTTTAACTAAGAAAGGTCTATACTTAATTAGTTTTTCTGTTGATGGCAACTCAAGTTCATAAGTTGGTGTTGAAATTGTTGGTAAAGGCATAATGACCTATAGGAGTTTCAGTATGATTATTTATTATGCTTTTAGAAAGCATCAAAAATACGTTGCCCAACATCTCTGCCTGCCTGACTTCTTGCCCTACCAGACAGAACTCTATCCAATAGTCCAGGTGTTCTTGATCTATCTAAGGTATTAATTGCTGCTACAGCTCGGAGTTGTTCCAATTCACTTTTTCTATTGCCAAGAATGTTTGGAGCATCAAGACTATTTTCTTCAGCAGGAGTACTTGGACCTGGATTTGTTTGTGCAACAGAAACTCCTTTCCTTTCTCTAACATATCTCGTATAAGAAAAAGAAACTGTACACTTTAATATTTGACTTTGATCATAGGAAACTGGCATTGAAACAATATTTGTGGGGAATGCATCCACAAATGTATATTCCATGAAAGTAGAAGATCCTTTCGGAGAGTGATGATCTCTTTCAAATTTGGAAACAAATATGTTTTTTTTATATGTTTTTGGATATAGTATTCTATGGTGAGCAGTTCCAGTTTTAAAATCTTTTCTACTAAATCCACCAGTTATACTTCCTTCACCTACAATATAATTAATCCACCCATCAAATAACTCAATGACTCTATACTCACGATCAACATAAAATGTACAATCTAAAGTATTATCATATATTCTTCGGTAAGCCATTTTTTCAGTTACACCATGATAATCATTAGTAACTTCATGTGTTGCTAATGAAGATCCAGGTAAAGAAGTTTCAGTACAAAGCAAAGAAATATCATCTACCTGTGTAGAACTAACAATTCCTCTCTGTTTTACAAAGTTATTCACTGCATCGGGTAGAGCAGGTATTGACAAACGATATAAAGATGTCTGAGCAACATTTAACAATCTAGATTTGATATCACTTGTTCTTAATTTTTCTGGGCGGATACCTGCCATCTATAAATACTTCTACTGATATATTATGTATAATGGCAGAAAGCATAAAGAGTCGTTATAAACCTGAGTATCCAAAGAAGTATAAGGGTGATCCCAATAATATTATTTGTCGCAGTAGTTGGGAACGCAAATTTTGTCGGTGGTGTGATTTAAATGAAAGTATTTTAGAGTGGGGTAGTGAAGAGTTCTTTATTCCATACTTTGATCCTACCACTAGAAGAGTTAGAAGATACTTTCCAGATTTTATTATCAAAGTTCGTGAGCAATCTGGTGAAATTAAAAAGTATGTAATCGAAATCAAACCCAAAAGACAGACAATGCCTCCAGTTCAAACAAGTAAAAAGAGAACTAGAACATTCATTAATGAGGTTAAGACTTATGCAGTGAATGAGGCAAAGTGGAAGGCAGCAAGAGAGTTTTGTGCAGATAGAATGCTTGAGTTTCGTATTATCACAGAAAACGAATTAGGTATCGGTTGATGGCACAAGGTTTCGGTCAAGATGTTCAAAGACAATCACCAAGAATATCTCAACTGAAAAGGAAACTTGATGGTTCGGAAGATGCTGACTTAATTATGATGAGTATTTTAGAAGTATTTCGTGAGATAGAATATGTTCCAGATCCAGGAAACTATTATACCTTTGTGTACATTCCCAAAACACCAGACATTCAATATGATGAACACCCATTAGTTGCAGTAACTGAAATACAACAATGGGGATTTAGAGGATTTAACTATCACTGGAATATGATGAGAAACTATACCTGGCAAGAAGTTGCAGGAGCACTTCATCTGGTTAGGAAAAATGAGATTGATTATCTTCGTTCATTACCTTATGGGAAAATCAGGACTAAATAACTAGAAAGTCTATAATGTCTCATACTCTACAAAAAATTGAGATGAATAATCCTCTTGTGATTGGGGAGGATTTCTGATGGCACAAGGAGATCCTGCAGGTTGGGAATCATTGGGAGTAAATGATCCAACACGATATCAAGCAACATTTACCTATGCCAGAGCTCAAGGTTCAGGGCAGGTAAATCAACGTGTTAAAGTAATTACAAATAGATCTAATGGAAATTACGATGTTTATACTACAGCATTCGGGACTGGTGATCAATTAATTTATAGTTATAACACATCTAATAATAATACCACAGTATCTAATCAAGGAATATATGATCAAATTTTTACTGGACCAAGAAGTAATCAACTAAACAATTTAAATTCCGGTGTTAGGAAAGCAACATTAAAGTTAGCAGAGAACAATGTATCAGGTGGACCAGAATCAATTTCTTCTAAGGATTTACAACAACTAAAAAAATCTCAAGGATATAAATCATTAGCAAATACAGCTCCTGCACCAGCGCAGCGTCAGACATCGGCACCACCACCAGCACCAACCAACACAGATCCCGATCCAAATTTTAATCTATCAACAATACAAGTTGGTTCATCAAAACCAAATGAAAAATTTGAAAAAATATTAAAATATCCATTATATGAATCTAGGGGATATGATTATCTAAAGATCAATATCTTAGAATATGTGCCATCAGGAATACCTCAGTTGTCAAATGCAAATCTAGGAATTCCTGATGTTAAAGAAAGAAAAATTTCTATATTAGGAACTATTTTTCTTCCAATGCAGCCAGGAATATCTGATAGTGCAAGTTCATCTTGGAACGAAGATAGATTGAGCCCAGTTCAAGCAGCTGTGGGTTCATTTGCAGCAAATACAATTAATTCACTTGGAGGAACAAATTTTGATCAGTTTATAAACAATATAAAGGGATCAGCAAGTGGTTTGAAACAAATAATTGATCAAAATCCTACATTAGGACAATTTATTGATAATTATTTTGCACAACAAATAGTTGGATCAAATCTTATTGCTAGAAGCACAGGGGCGGTAGTAAATCCAAACTTAGAACTTCTGTTTAATGGTCCAAAAATGAGAACATTTAATTACAATTACAGATTTACGCCAAGAGATGATAAAGAAGCAGAGGAAGTTAGAAGTATAATAAAAGTATTAAAGAAAAATTCATTACCAAAAAAAGATCCAAAGGGATTATTCCTAAAAACCCCAAATGTATTTAAATTAAAATATGTTTTTGGTAAAAATGGAAAAGAAGAAGAACATCCATACTTAAATAAGATTAAAGTGTGTGCTCTTACTGATATGAATGTTAATTATACACCCGATGGAAGTTATTCAACATATAACGATGGTTCTATGACTTCCTATACAGTTTCATTAAGTTTCTCAGAATTAAATCCAATATACTACGACGATTTTGACGATAAATCAATAGATACTCCAACAATGGGTTACTAAAAATGGCAAGACCTTACTTTAGACAAGTACCAAACTTTGAATATGTTAATCGTAATGCAGATAATCTTGACATCTCAAATTACATTGAAGTAAAGAACCTTTTCAAAAAAGGAAAACTTCGTCCTGACATTTTCGGCAATCTAAACTTCTTTACAAAATATAAGATTATTGGGGACGAAAGACCAGATAATGTCGCATACAAACTCTACAATGATTCTACATTAGATTGGGTAGTTCTTCTCTCAAATAATATTCTTAATGTTCAAACTGAGTGGCCATTACCCCAGACATCTTTTGATCAAATACTCTTGGAAAAGTATGGATCCTATGAAACTCTATACTCTGGAGTTCATCATTATGAAACAGTAGAAGTCAAAAACTCCAGAGGTATTACTGTTCTTCCTGGTGGACTTAAAACTCCAAATACTTGGAGAACCAATGGAAACTTTATTCAAGTAACTAAAACATCAATTAATCAAATCTTTGCTGGAAGTGCAGGTGTTGCTTCTACAACTGTTACCGTATCAATGGATAATGGTATTCAAGGTTTGAGAGTTGGTGATCAAGTATCAATCAATAATGTATCTTTACCCACATATAATGGTAAATTTGTAGTTACTTCTATTCTTGCATCAATTAATGATATTGCAATATCGTTTAATTACGAACTACCAGAAATTCCATCAGTTGCAAATCCAACAATCAATGGAACTGAAGAAGTTTTATTTACCATTGAAGGAAACCTTGGTGTGGGTAATGCATATTATTACGAATATTATGATGATGGTCTTGGTTATTATGTGACTTTACCATCCACAGAGGTAGTAACAGCAGTTACAAACTATCAATATGAATCTGAGATAGAGGATAACAAAAGAAATATTTTTACACTTAAACCACAGTATCTCAATGTAGTCTTTAATGATCTCGATGATATTATGCCATACAAAAAAGGTAGTATTCAGTATGTGAATACTACCTTAAAGAAAGGAGAAAATATTAGACTGTTTGAATAATCAGTCTTCTGCCAACCTCTGGAAATAACTCAGAGCATCATCCTCATCCTCATCAGACTTAGAGGAACTCAAGTTGTTGAGTTGAGCACTTAGGTCTTCGGGAAGTTCAGACTTCTGTGAACGTGAGGAGAAGTCAGGAGTATACGAACCACGATCGTTATCTTCTTCATCAACCTCTTCGTCCAAACGAGGACGTGGTGCAGGTTTCTGACCCAGAACATACTTCAGACGCTTTTCAAGATCTTCATAGGACTTGAACTGGTCGGGAGCAACAATAGCAGAGAGAGAATACTCTTTCTTCCACAGTGCTTCCAGAGCATCATCGTCATCCAACAGTGCAGAAGAACGATCAAACTCAGACTTGTCGTAGTTCCAGTAACCTTCAACCTTACGGATCTTCAAACGGAAGTTAGCACCAGACCAGAAGTCAAAAGGATTGATGGGTTCTTCATCTTCAAATTCAGGTTGCATTGCATTCAGAATCTTATCAAAGATCTTCTTGCCGAACTTGAACAGAAAGACTTTACCTTCGTTCTCAGGATGTGCAGGATCCTTTACAACATAGATATTGCTGTAGTAAGACAGTTTGCGTTTCTGCTTACGCACAGTTTCCTTATCTTTTTCAGTACCACTGTTCCACAGTTCTCGATTGTACTCGGAGACAGGATCCTTACCACCAGTAGTGGTCAAAGAGTTCTCAATGTACCAACCACCAGGACCTTGGAAGGCGTGAGAGTACATCTTGACCCAAGGAAGATCTTCTCCCTCAGGAGCAGGTAGGAAACGAATGATGGCAGAACCAACACCAGTCTTGTCCATCTCTGGTTTCCAGAAACGATCGTCTGGACCACCACCACTGGTGTTCATTTTTTCTACTTCCTTCACCAGTTTCTCAGTAAGAGAACCCAGTTTAGATTGCTTCTTCAGATTTTCAAATGACATTTGTATACCTCGGATTTTGGATTTGGCCTGTGTGTACTCCATTAGTTTACAGGTCAAAACCTGTATTGTCAATGCGTTCCTTCATGGTTTCAAGAAGTTGCGTCATGTTACCAAAGATAACATTCATATCAACGTTGGAAGGAAGTCCCATCATCTGAGCAGATTCTTGAATTCTTTCCTTCATCTGAATTGCTTGAGGGTCATCAGAAAGTTTAAGACGAGTATAAAGAATTTGTTGCTTATTCAATAATCTCTCTAAGAGAGCAACATGAAATAACTTTTCCTCTCGATTCATTCGAGGAAACTCAAATACATTTCTATAGATATCTTCCTGAAGATCAGAAATTTCAGCCATCTCAGCACGGACGACTTCAGAATCAAAAAAACTCATGTTCCCCCAACGACTTCTTTAAGTATTTTTTTATAATGGAATACATCTATATGTAGGAAAGGTGAATACTTTCTCATTTTTAAACTGACGGTTTCCCACACAGGATCTTTTAGTTTCTTATCAAAGTTCTTCCCGAACAGGAATATCTTGTCGTATATCACCAGTGTTTCTATACTGATATTACCGATCAAGAAATTTTTTAAGAGAAGTGGATGTCCCTTAGAACAATCAAACACTTCTTCAAATTTGTCTTCAAATAATTGTTGAGATTCTTCCTTAAACAAATAAGAAAGAGATTGAATTCTTTTCTGCCAAGACTTATATCTCAATTCTCCTTCTTTAATTAATTCACCAATCCATACTGTCTGAGGATCAGTGCAACTAATAAAGTTTGCAACAAAAAAATCTATAACTTCTTTATCTTCTTTTTGTCTGGATAACTTTTCAAACCAGTATCTATCCTTCCGTTTATAAAAGGATTGTAGTGATGCACGACTCTTACCTTGATACTTGTGATAATCATAAGAATCTTTTGTGAAATGATTCTTCAGAGCAAGGTAAGTCTTATAAGTATCAAAAGGCACCATTCAAAAAAGTAATATAGGGATTTTTACCGGGAAAATTTTTCCACTAAAAATGAAATTAAAAAACCAATCTGGCACGAGAAGTCTTCTTCAAGAAGTTTAACTCCATGGCTTCGTATTTAATCTTTTCTTTCAATGGTTTTGAAATAAGTTTTGGAACAGACTCAACATCAATACTATTCTTTTCACAAAAGTGAACAATGGCATCAATGTAATTCATATCCTCATTATGTTGTACGAGATTCTCGATCTCTTGGGCAAATCGAGAAGGACAGAAAAACTTATTCTCTAGTGCTTTTTCTAATTGATTCTCCATTTGACCTAACACAGTGATGTACAATCTTTTTCCTCAACTTTTGTTCATTCTAACACAAAGGAATAAAAAGTCAAGAAACTTGTTCTAACTTATCGTTTACAAATTTCTTGATGTATTGCGTAAGCAATTTTATGTATTTTTTCTTGTTGTATTCTTCGTAGACTTCTACTTCTCCATTCTCACAAGTCATAATAATTACAAACTTCTTTACAGATAATCCAGTGAGTTCGTGAAGCATACACGCATATGCACAGCACTGAACGAAGTATCCATCAATCCACTCTCGTGGTTTAGGTTGTTTAGAAGTCTTAAAATCGATGATTGAAAGTTCTCCATCAAACTCTGCGATGCAATCGACAGTGCCTGCAACACCCAAGTATTGGCTATAAAGAGAACCTTCAAGGGCATAAATGTTATTTATACGTTTAAGAGCAGGGATTGCAATTTGAAAGAGATGTTCTGAAATAGGAAGAACATCAGAGTTGCAATCCATGTTCTTCAGATACTGTTCAATTAAAGTATGAGTATCTGTTCCCCGACTTGTTGCTTTACGAGTAATGCGATCTGCTTCTTCATCACCAACCTTTTTACGCCACGCAGCAAACTTTTCTTTACTGAAATGACTGATTACTGATGTGATAGAAACAAACTTTTGAAGTTCTTCTGAAGTAGGAACTTTATAATAACGAACTCCATCAATAGTCTCCCTCTCAAGTTGAGGGAGATTCAATTCAACATGCTCAAACATCACAAATTCAATTCCATCTTAGCAACAAGATACTCCTTACAGAGACCAGAACGAACAATATCTTCGACACCAAATTCAATCATAGACATTGAAGGCATCACTCTCAAAATTCTTATAAAATCAACAATACCATTACGTTCATTTGTTTTCACAAGGTCTGATTGAGTTGCATCACCACAGAACATAATTTTAGAGTTCTCACCGACACGAGTAATGATACTATCAAGTTCGTGGAAGTTCAAGTTTTGGAATTCGTCAACGATAATGATTGCATTATCAAGTGTAGTTCCACGAATAAAAGAAGTGCTCCAAAAACTAATCGTTCCTTGAGTTTTCAGATTGCCATACAACATTTCAAATGCAGAATCATCAGGCATTTCGAACATATACTTTACCATATTCTTATAAGGAATTTGATAAAGACTTGACTTATCCTCGTGGTCTCCTGGAAGGAAACCAATTTCACGAGTTGCAACCAAAGACCTTACAATATAAATCTTTTCGTAAGGTGTTCTCTCATCCAAAACATCACGCAATGCATTGTAAAGAGTGATGAATGTCTTACCAGTACCAGCAGCACCGTAAGCCACAACGTTTTGTTGAAGTTTATATTGTTTAAACAGTTCCTCTTGATTATCAGTAAGAGGATCAATCGTCTTTATGATATCAAGATTGATTGGTTTTTTGCGTTTCATTTGTCTATTGCTCATTCCAAATGGCACAGGATTTGATACTCTTTTTTTCGGCATGTAATCAATTAATCGGTTTTACTTTAGAACCTGGCATCTTAGCTGCTTTTTTCAAAACATCATTCCATCCAGGATGTTTAACTCTGAGTTTATCATAAACTTCACCAATCTCACCAAAGTTTGGGAAAGTAGATGGATCGGAATAATCTCTTTCCCAATCAGGATTGTCTTTCTTCCACTGGTCCCAGTCATGAACACTCATCTTGACTTCTTTTTGTTCACCAGTTTGTTTGTTAATAACGGGATATACTGCCATAAAATTTTCTAAGGTATAGGGATATTTATTAAGACCACTCAAGTGCTTCAGACACTGCGGGAAACTGTTCATTAAAGATAGAACGAACTTGTTCAGCAATCTCCATGTGTTCCTTCTGTGTACCGTGTGCAGATCGAAGATCGATATAATGAATCCAAGATCGCACTGAGCCTGTCATATACAATCTTGTAGGAGTTGCTAGAGGCAATACAAACCTTGCACACTCTTTTGCTACTCCTGCCTCTAGAAGACGATTGTAGAGTTGCATACCACGTTCAAAATAAAGACGAATCTCTTCAGTCATCTGCAGTTTCAAATAATCAGGGATATCATCAATAGAGTTCTGACGATTCTTTGTATCCTGACGACGCAGTTCTGGCAGAGGAATAGTCTTACTCAAAAGATTACTATCAGCATATCGTTGCGAAAACTCTTGATATGTAAAAGAACGGTGTCTAAGAATTTGAGCTGCAAGACCACGAGTTGTATTGATTTCTACAGTAAGAAAAGCTTGTTCGAAGATTGACCAGTGCTGATGCTTGATACAGTATTTTAAAAGACCAGAAAAAGAATCAGAATTTTGATTGCTTGGATTCGAAACTCTTGCACAATAAGCCATATGTTTTTCTGCATCAGGAGTAGCAGATACAAATTTGACTTCTGGTTTCATATATTCAAATTCATCTGAAATGTTCATAGATTTTAGAAATGTGATTTTTAAAGTTTTCTATATCGTGATCCAATTTCATTTTATTACAAGTAATGCAACAAGGAACACAATTTTCTTTTACATACCCAACGGAGTTTATTTTTCTATCAACTCCGTTGGTTGGTATTACTTTTCCATATTGAGTTTTACCTTTCCTTAGGGTTGGTTCTTTACCACAATAAAAGCAATTTGACTTTACTATATCAGAAAAATCATCAAAGTTCAAGTTCCATTCTATGTTTCTTACTTTTGCTGATTTTTTATATCTGGTAATTAAGGAGTTAATGTGACCATTTTCTGTTCTTTGTCTTTGTCCTCTTTTTATAGCACTTTCTTTTTTAAGACATCCGCAAGATTTATTTCTTGTGTGATAGTACATAATTTCTTTTTCTTGATTGCAGTGGGGGCATATTGCAATAACATATGGTCGATTTCTTCCACAATATTCTCTAATTCCAAGTTCTTCTATTATTTTCCAATTAGACATTAGTGGTATTTATTTAAACTATATTATTATTTATAGAAATAAATACCTTTAAAGTCCATCCCCATCGTCATCATTCATAATTTTATATCTTTGATTTACTTTCAAATCATCGTAGTCATAGTCATCGTCTCCATCATAAAATACTTCGTCGTAATCGGAAAGGTGAGGAGCAACGTCCTCATAGTTTAAATAGGAATCAGTGTCAGAATAAACTTCTGATTTAAGACAATCAACAAGAGATTCTAGATTCCTTATAATTAACTTAAGCTTTTCTTTGTCCATCTCATTGAACCTCCACAAAGGTAATTATACACAAAAAAAGAGGGGGTGTCAATCCCCCTCAAATCTTAGAATTTTTTCAAACCATTCGTCCAGATGGACTAGGTAACATGACCAATAGGTGCAACCTCTATAAGTTAATTGATAACAAGCGGGTGGCCTGTTGTCTTTATCCATATCATCATAATGATATGTGTAATTTTGCATTACTTCACCTTAACTTGACAGTTACCTGCCATGCATAATTGTGCATTGT